CCGAGCTTATCATGACGGCCAACTTAGCTCAGTGGCATCATATCTTGAAACTTCGTTGTTCCAAGCAAGCACACCCGCAAATGCAGGCATTAATGAAACCACTATTGTTTCAATTCAAGACAATCTATCCAGATTATTTTGACGACCTAAAATCTTACCAAGAGTGATAAAACCATGAAAAAACATTATTGGCAAATCGTGTCTTTCTTGCAGCCCTGGATTTTCTCTTTTATGATCGTTTTTTTTATCTGGGACATGTGGAAGCTTCAATCATTGAGATACTCTGTTGAGGAAATGACCCGATCTTTTCAGGAGGCGGTTCTCCAGATCAATGAAGAAGAAACAGACAAAGAAACAAACATGAATCCCATACCGGATCTTGACGCATCACCACAGGGCATGATTGCCGCCTTGGCCAGACTTGAAAAAAAAGTTGAAAAACTGAGCCGGCGTTATCAGCCCATTGACATCACCTATGTCACAATTACGGCCTACACGCCTTCTACCAATGAATGCGACAACGATCCGCTGCACACGGCCATCATGACCAAACCGAGACCGGGAACCATTGCGGTCAGTCGCGATCTGCTTGAAGCCGGCTGGACGTTCGGCAAACGAGTATGGATTAAAAACCATGGAGTCTTTGTGATCAACGATCTGATGAACAAGCGATACAAGAAGCGCATCGATATCGTAATGTTCGATAAAAACCAGGCCATTCAGTTTGGAAAACGTGAGTCCGTTGCGGTCTTAATTCAAAAAACATAATTTTTTTGTTTTGTTATAAAAAACTTAATTTCACAAAAGGGGAAAACAACCATGAAACCAAGTAGTCTTATCTCGGTTCTTGAAACAGCGATTACAGACAAATATCCGGTTTTGATCAAGGGAGCTCCCGGTGTTGGAAAAACAGATCTTGTAACGCAAGCTTGCGTAAATATTAACGCCGATATCATCATCAGCCATCCGGTCGTTGAAGACCCTGTGGAATCCAAGGGTTTTCCAATGCTTGATATCAAGAACAATCAAGCCACTTTTGTTCCATTCAGCGATCTTGTGAGATTAATCGACGCTAAACACCCACTGGTTTGCTTTATTGACGATCTTGGTCAAGCGGCACCAATGGTACAAGCCAGCAAAATGCAGCAAATCCTGCTTCGCAGAATCAACGATTTCAAGATTTCAGACCAAGTGACATTTATCGCCGCCACAAATCGTCGCACGGACAAAGCGGCTGTCTCTGGGATCCTTGAGCCGGTGAAAAGTCGTTTTGTTTCTATTCTTGAGCTTGAGCCAGATGTGGACGATTGGCTTGCCTGGGCGGTGAATCATCCACAAATCCCGATGGAGCTTGTAATTTTTATCAAAAACCGTCCTGAAATGCTTTTTAAGCATGAGCCAACGGCTGATATTACCAATTCTCCTTCGCCTCGCACGGTTCACAATGTCGGAAAATGGCTTACAGCTAGCAAGTCTTTACCGCAACATTTGCTCTATGAAGTTATTGCCGGCGCCGCCGGGGAAGCTTTCGCCGTGGAATTTACCGGATTTTTGAAATTAATCAACAAAATGCCGGATCCGGATTATGCCATGATGAATCCGGAAAAAATCACCCTGCCAATTGATCCGGATGATCGCTCGCTTGACAGCGCGTTTGCCATTGCCGTGGCCTATCGTGCCAGCGATCAAAACACGGACAAATTTGTCAAACTAATCAACCGATTTACTCCGGAATTTGGTCTTCTTGCCATGAAGACGGCCATTAACCGGGTACCGGATATTCAACATACCAAGGCTTATCAAAGGTGGGCCATCGATCATCATGATCTTTTGAGTTAAATACAAAAACTAAAGAAAGGATATACATTTTATGCAAAACCAGCCCGCACTTCAAGAAATTGCCGTCAAATCCATGGTTGCCTTCAAATGCTGGACTGCTCACAAGATCGACCACGACGCCACGGAACAAACGCTCAACAACTATCAGGCGTTCGAGGGTGCCGGTCGTTTTAACAAAGTCCTAATCGACAAAGTGCACTTAAGTAATTTGCGCAAAATTATTCAAGACGCCAGAAAATACTGGCACTCGGTTACATTACCATGGGGCAACGAAGGGTCAAGGATCTTACCAGGAGTCAAAATTTTTGAGTTTGAATCGAAGATGCGCGAATTTCAGCGGGCATTCGAGACGGAGTATGAAAAACTCGAAGCCAACTATACCAGTATCATTGACGAACAGAAAAGAATCCTGGGCAACATGTATAATCATGACGATTATCCAAGCATCGAGGAATTGCGCCAAAAATTCGGTTTTGAAAATGGCAAGCTTGGCATCAAGGTCGAAATTTCCGGAATTGAAAGTACAGACGATATCAGGCTCAACATGACCGAACCGTTGATCAATCGGTTAAAAAATCAAGCCGCCGAGGAAGAGCGCGATAAGATCATCGAGGCCACCCGCGACATTTATCGACGCTTGGTACAAAGACTTTCTGCAATGGTTGAACGTCTTAAGGCGACCAAGACGGACAAGAAGACCAACGACGAGGTCTATGCCAAATTCAAGAACGCGACAATCACCAACTTAGTTGAAATTCTTGAACTGGTTCCACTGCTAAACATTGCCGGCGACGAAACTCTGGATGAAGTATCCAGGCAACTGAGCGAAAAACTTGCTGACATTGCCCCTGTGGATATTCGCAATGACGAACAAATCAGAAAAGAAGTGATTGCAACAGGCAAAAAGGCCATGGAACAATTGGAACGCAAAATGGACTTTCTTTTTGTGTCCTCTGGCAACACGAAGAATCAGCAGGCGGCATAATGAGGGATATTTATCTTTGGGGAATTTTTGTTAATTTGATGATTCTTGCAGCAATCTTTACTTCTGGCCCGTTGCATATTTTTCTGTTAATCGGCGCCTGTGCTGCAATCGGGGTAAAGGCCGGGATCATCATTGAAAAATTATACAAAAAATTATCCAACAATAAATATCAAACCGAGGATTTTTGTTTACATGGTCAAATCAAGATCATGGGTGATCATTTTTGCAATTTTGATCTTGAAATTCCGGGTCTTTTATTTGACCAAAAGCCGACCAAACAAGATTACATTCGCGCCATAGATAAAATTATTGAACATTGGTTTCTTTCAAAGGTTTCGGTTTCGTGGGATCTTTTGAAAAAGGAAAATATTGATGAAAAATCAGGCAGCACACCCAGTGATTAAGAAACGTCATGCACAAAAACTCATGGAAAAAGCCAAGATTGAATTGATTGCCGACCATGTTTTTTGGGGATCCCTATGTTGCCGTTTAAGCGTCAAACCGGGATCGGTCAAAACGGCCCTGGTTGACGGACGGAATATTTTATATAATCCGGAATACATCTCGCAATTTGAGCGCACAGACATTCCAAAATTAAAGGGTCTGCTTGCCAAATCCGCGCTTCATCTGATCCTGGGACATCATGTACGCCGAGGGGATAGGGATCAAAAACTTTGGCAACAAGCCGCAAATCTTGTCACCGAGGCGATCATTGCACAATCGAACATGCAGCTTCCCGACATGGAGAATATTCAGGCAAATTATGCGGACGAGGTTGTCGAGCAGGTTTATGAAAAATTAAACAAGCAGAAACCACAAGCTCAATCTGGCAGCAATGGCGGCAATCAAGGTCAAAGTGACAACCAAGGCCAACAGCCCAACGAGTCTCCAAATGGCGATGTGGGGGACATGCCAAACAAAGATGGCAGCAAGCCAACACATGCCGAAAAACAGCAGGAAATGGACAACTGGAAACAAGCTGTGCAACAGGCGACAAATCTGGCCAAATCCTGCGGTAACCTTCCCAGTGTCATTGAGCGCATGGTGGAAAAAATCAAGGAATCATCCCATGATTGGCGGGAACTTCTTCGGGCCTATGTCGAACAATGCATGCTTAAAAGCGATTATACCTGGATGCGGCCTAACAGGCGTTATTTGGCCCATGGTATCATACTACCAGGGCTTGAATCAGGTTATGAGATCATGAAGGCTTGTGCGTACTGTGACGCATCCGGATCGATCTATCAGCAAGAACTTGATCAAAGTGCGGCAGAGGTCACCAAGATTCTTGAGGACTTTCCGACTGTGGAATTTCGGGTTAATTATTTTGATACAAGTATCAAAAAACACGACGAGAAGATTTTCACGCACGAAGACTTGCCCATCAAGTTTCACACTCGCGCTGGCGGTGGGACTAAATTTACGCCTATTTTCAAGGACATCGAAGAACGTATCCAAAACGGCGAAGACGAACCCAAGTTTGTGCTAATTTTTACAGATCTTGAATGCAGCGACTTTCCGAAACAACCACCGGATTATCCGGTCATTTGGTGTCGTCTGGGAAAAGGACAATACTCGGAAACTCCGCCGTTTGGTGAAATTATTCCAATAAATGTTATTTATGATTAAACATATGATTATCGATCATCTCTCGGACTATCAATTTGAAATTCCAAAAAATTTTGATCTTGTTATCAAAAGCATCGGGTATGTAGTTTGGAATAATAAACAGGCTTATATACTTCATGTTTTGCCAACAAAAGAATTCTTGATTGGAAAACATAATGGAACGAGTGTTATTATTCTTAATTATAAAAACAATTTTTTAATTGATATGAGTACCAAGCCTTATGATTATTATTTTGAAGATATTATATTCAAGAAAAAGCAATATTTAGGATCTTTGTATTCTACAACAATCAAGATTCAAACTATGTATCCACATTATCCTGGATTAGCAAAAGGGCTTCATAATCTGCCAATTGTCAAATACAAGTTCGACCCAAACAGAAAAATAGATGAACCCAAAATTCATCGTGACAAAGATTTTTATTATGTTACTCATAATTTTATAAAGTCTATTCTTGCGATTTATAAAATATTCCCAAATCAATTTCTTGAATTTTTTGATTATTCTTTTGATGAATTGATGGAATATTTGAAAATCAAGAAAAATTCTGAAATGTATAAGCAATTACTTGTTCACACAATCACAAAAAGATTGATAGAAAAATAATAGAAAAATGACTAAAAAACATGCTCTACACGCACAAAGGATGATCAAGATTCTTGAAATCTTATCAACTAATCCTGAATATCGTAAAGATTGTCCAATGCCAACAAGAATGTTTCAAAGGGGATATAATTTTTACAAGTTTCCGAAACACTATAATAACAAAGATTTAACAGCTAAAAAAGCAAGAGATAATTATTGTTCCAAGATTTGTTATGGTTTACTTGACATTAAATATGAAGGTCGCTGTCCATGTCATCAATTTGGTATAAAAGAAGCTATCAAGCGAACATGGATTGCGCTTGAAGAAAAAGGATATTTGGAATAATGAAAATTCCGAACAAAAAACTTTTAGATCGTTATCTGCAAGACAACAATGTCTTTTGTCCATTTTGCGGGTCACAAAATATTACGCTTCAAACCAATTACTATGAAGAATTCCCCGGCTTTGTAAACACGAAAAATTTTTGTCAATCATGCGGCATGACATGGTGGGAAGAATTCAAGCTCAAGGCAATCGGATGGGAAGACAACAATGGTGAAATAATTTGGAGCGATGAATTTGATTTTGAAAACCAAGAGCCAATGGAGGCAGCTTAAAATAATCAAATGCCAAAAATGCTGACACAACAAATTTACGATTGACATCACTGAAACTTACGCTCTCTATTGATTATTGCGTTGTACTTAATAATAAAACAAAAAAGGGAATACAAATAAAATGGGATATTATGCAAGTATTTTTGAAAGCAATGTATTTGTTCCAAAAGAAAATCTTGAAAAAGCTTACCAAGCCGCTTGTGAGCTTAACAACCATGACAAGCTTAAAACAGGTGGCAGTATAGATGGCAACGGCAATCGAGAATATTGGTTTGCATGGATGCCAAAAAATTATCCGGAACAATATTCAGATTTACAAGAAATTTTAGATGCACTTGGATTCAGTACCCATGAAGATTCTGAAGGAAATTTACAAATCAATGGTTTCAGTGATAAAGTGGGTGACGAGGACAAATTTTTAGAAACCATTGCACCATATGTGAATAATAATTCACACATTATTTGGATTGGCGAAGATAATACCATGTGGGCCTTTCAATTTATTGATGGGAAAATGATTGAATCAAATGTTTCCGTTACTATCGATTAAACCTTGACAAAACTTTTTTGTTGTCCTATTTGTAATAGTCAGGCGTTTCGCACCTGTTTGTTCCTTGTTCCATTCCTCATCTCTTGAGCCGGGTATTTCCAGATACTCGGTTCTTTTTATGTCAAGATTTATTTTGCACAACGGGCGTCTTTGGCACCGGCACATCTTGCCGGCGATTGCCCTTTTCGTCAAATTCGATCTTGCCCTTGTTCTTTTCGATCTCGCTGTCAACGATTTTGTGATCTGCATCCTGCATATCCACAAGGGTCCGACGGGCAATATGCTTTTGCACAAGCACCCTGAAACGTTCGCTCACCACGCTTCGCATGGACACAATCAGGTTTTCAAGATCCATCGCTAAATCATCGATACTGAAATCTTTGGACCTGTAGGCAATGATATCTTCTTCGGCAACCTTCATGTTTTGCCACAGGCACCAATATCTGATAATCTGCCTTTCGGCCTCGGCCACTGCGTCGGCTTTCTTGCCAAGTACGGTCTTTAGCTGCTGAAATTCATAGCGCAGCGCAAGGCCCGATGCCTGGCTATTCTCGCTTTTTCGCTGGCCGTGGACGCCCGACAAATGCGCAGTCCTATAAAGCTCATCGGCCTTAAAGTTAACCCAACTCAAAATAGCCGATATCGGGTCCGCCACGGCTGTCTCGATCCACCCCGGCTCACCGTAGTCCTTGTGGAAATGCTTGACAGCAGTTATCCCCACCTCTATTTCGTCCCCTTCTTCGATAACATCGTCTGGAAACATGGGCTCCTTGAAAATCGGAAATGCCGCCCACTTGATAATCTCGTCCCCACCGCTCATGTTGCGGATAATACTGGCCACCATCGGCGCAATATCTGTCAAGTCGCTCTTACCGTGGGTTGCCCTGCCGGCAATCTTGATATTCGGCATAAAGACAAAAGGGATTTCTCCAAGCCAATTGTCGCCACTGTCGATAATTACGGTACTTTCAAGACCATTAGTTTTATTTTGCTGGATTTCATAGTAGGTCCATCGATCAAGTTCATAGATCAAATAACGTTCCTGGTTACTATCCGGATCCCTGAGCTTGAGATACGACAACACCGGCACACCCCTTGTCGGATGGGGAGTAATTTTCCAGTCCAGGATATCCTCTGCGCCATAAAGCACAAGATAAGGATATACATGGTTGTCTATTTCTTGCTTTCTTGTGGTAAATTCGTTCTTGGGTTTGGTTACAAGGATACCCACCGTGCCGTTAAAACTTGCTTCTTTATGGGCATCGTTCATGAATGTATTAAAATCAGTACCGGAATAATCGCAGTTTGAAAGAAACATCTTCCACAGGGGATCATCGCCAAGCTCAATCTTGGTCAAGTCCCTGATAGGCATCTTTTCGGTTAAATAAAAGTTATAAATATCAATAATTGCACTACAATAATTGATATTGATACCCTCCCTCAATCTTGCTTCATAATTTTCGTTTGATTCCCTTGGATGCTTGTCGCCAATGGCGTACTGAATAAATTTTTTACCGCCATTGTACGCCATTCTAAAAAGATTCCAGTCGGACAAATTTGCGTTATAATATTTATGCTTTGATCTTAAGTCTTCTACTTTCATTTTTTTTGCCCCTTCTACTTCCAATAAATGTTCTTGTTGGCTCTTTTTAGTTTCGGTTTTTGGATATAGTCCAAAAACTGCGAAGTACTATCCACCATATCGTCATTTCTTCCAAGCGGAAACTGGATCAACTGCGTCTGGTAATCCACAAGCCAAGGGGCTTGCGTAGGGACAAAAATGCGGCCAGACTCGATTACATTGGTCACCGTTGAAAAACGGATCGTCTTGTCGCCCTTGGGAATATAGGGGATAATCGGGATTTTGGTTGAACGTCTTAGTTCTTGGATCAAGCTTTGACCGCTGGCCTTGTCCTCGATCAAAAGCGACACGGCGCCAAAAGGTAGGCAATTTTTGACATAGCTTAATTCGTGTGACAATTTGGCCTTGGCGACAAGATCTGGAAACTCCAGGCGTTCGTTGATCACCCAAATCAGATAATACAGGTTGTCGTTTGTAATTCCCCAAACTGTACAGGCCGATGGATCAGACAAGTCTTGGGGCTTGAATGCGGTATCCCAACTGCAAATAACCTTGACAAAATGTCGCGGATAATCTGCTTTTCTGTGGAAAAGTTTCTTGCCGCGTTCAAGTAGTTTTTGTTTGGTATGCTCCAGGCCGACGCTATTTGCATATTTTTTGGTATTGGCTCTGAGAAAAAACAGATCCTTTGGATTATAGGTTTTAAACCAATTAAGTTGCAGCATACCGCCTTCTTCCGGCAGCGGTTTTTGCTGGTACTGGCTGTTCCATTCACGAGTGCCGACGCTGCGCTTAATAGCTTCAAGGCGTTTGACCGGATATTCGGATGGCCATAGCGCCTCGCCTTGCCGTCGGCCAATCGGGTCATTTTCTTCCGTTGCAATAGCGGGAAGTTCCAGCACTACCCAATTTTCGTGCTTATGTTCCTGAAGCAACCAACCAGGAAGATCCCAAAAGCTCCAACGGGTCAAAATTACGACAATAGCTGAATTACCGGGCATCAAGCGGGTAAAGGCAACTGACCTGTACCAATTTCGAAGCTTTTTTTGGACAATTTTGCTTTCGGCGTCGAGACGGCTGCGGATAGGGTCATCAATGAGAAAGCAATTGTGGGTGAGTATTCCATTTGCAAAAAAGTTACTGTTTTTTGCCACTTGGATGTCATAAACATTGTATTCCTGATTGCTATATCGCTTAATCGAGGAAATAGATTCTTGTCTGATTTGTGCAAAATTGCATGACATTTTTTGCACATTAGGATTAAATTCTCCGGAACATTGTTTGTTGGGTTCATGTCTATATGATGTACTACTAAATTGGTTCGCCTTATTTCCTTGTTTTTCCAAATAACCCTGTATATCTTTTCGTGTTGTCCGCAAACAACACAATTTTGATCGCGCGATTTTATTAATGGTTTCATTTCTGTAAAAAATTTTGAATAACTTGTTCCATTTTTGAAGTGAGGGTTGCAAATTCCCCGCATAGCAATAGAATGCGCAACATTTTGACATTTTTTGGAACAAAATTGTGTTCTCATAGATGAAGGCATAAAAATTTTGCCACAATGTTGGCAAGGAATTGGAAAAAGGTACTTCTTTTTTTGGTGAACCTGTTTTCTGCAAATATCCGAACAATATTTCATTGTTTTTTTGGGGACGGGCTTTCCGCACACTGCGCAACATCTTCGGTTCTTGATTGCATGATGTCTTTGCGAGCAATCTGCTGAACAATAAAGATCTTTGTGTCCTTTTTTTATTACCTTGCGAATTTCGCATGCTTTCTTGTTGAAAATTTTTCCACAATATGCACAAATTACTTGAATTTCTGCTGCCCTTGCTTTTTGATAACAATCCCTGCACATCTTTCCGCGACCATTTTTGAGTCTTCCGCACATTATACAAACTTTGTTGCTTCGGGATTTCGACAATTTTATCTCCTTCCCGTAAATCTTTCGCATATTTGTAACCGGATCCACATACGAAAAACCTATGCTCTCCAGTTGCTTTAATGATATTCCCTGAATTTGTTGTGATTTCATAAATTTCTCGATTTTTGGTTTTACGTTTAGCAACAATTGGGCAATAAGATAATTTACCCGTTTTTTCGTTAATAGACAATACCTTCATGGGCCTTTTTAGGTCATAAAGCATATCCATTCTTATCGGACCTAACTGTGTTTCAATAATGCTATCCCCCGTAACACAATGCGCTCCACGCCCGACAATGGCCCCCCCGACACCAACACTGAAATAATTACCACCCTGGATCAAGCCGATTTTGTTGGCGGACTTGGAGTCCGCGGATATTTTTGCTTGTGGGAAAATTTCTTTCCACAACGGATCGATCATATATCCGCGCACATTGCGTCCAACGTCCGATGCGCGGTCGTGGCTGTAGGTTGTGGCAATAATTTGTTTTTCGGGGTTGCGACCAAGATACCAACTTGGAAACAACTCCGAGGCCAGCATGGTATTGTGGGTCACGACAAGTTGTTTACCCACTAAATACAAGCCGTCTTTGCGATCAACCTTGATACAATGACCCATTTCAGGTTTTGCTGCGGGACGGATATCTTTGATACCAACATGTTCATGTGGCACAATATTGTTCAAGTCTTCACCAGAAAGACAATCTGGTATTTTTCTATCCGGCAAACGCCATCGGTATTTAAAGTTTCCTGCGGACAATTCAATTAAATCTTGCGTTTGAAATAAAAATGGTAGCGAACTCGGATATTTTCTGTCGTAAATTGCCCATAGGTGATCTCGATGTGTCGTAATAACCTCACCATTTGTAAATTCTATATCAAGATCACAAATATCTCCGGTACTTCTAAACGTTACTAAAGTAGATTTACCATCAGGCCCAAAAACATAATCGCCGGGATAAATATCTCCATGTTTTTTCCACCCCAATGGAGTTAAAACCATGGTGTTATCAGCGACCTTTTTTCCGTGCCTTGGGGGTAAAAAAATTGCAAGGCGCGTAATATCCCCCTTTTCCACCGCCATCAAATGCTCGGCAATCAGCACATTATGCGGCGCCACTTTGTAACCGGGCACCATCAGGGCGTTGTAGGCAAGAAGATTGGAATACGCGAGATCTTCGACCGGCAGGGCCTTTAAAGTAGCAAGTTGCTTCGGGGTCAGCTTGGGGGGTTCATATCTATAATGGTCACCATAATTAAGCAGCATCAAGAAACCTTTCGTTAATTATCTCGTTAATTATCAGGATTATCGACATCGACGGAATTGATGTCATAAGCGGCATCCAGCACCCCGGCCAGCATTTCTCGTTCCGTGGGCTCCATAATGGCAAAATCAAGCTCTTCTTGTTCCTCTTCTTTGGCTGCAACCTTCTCAAGCAACTCGGGTTGATCAAGCGGCCTGTATTCGACTTTTTTCTTCCCTTCATCATCTATCGTTATCACTGGCTCACGACCGCCAAGGGCGGCATAATAAATAGCATCGCGTTGTTCTTTGGTCACAAGGTTGACATTGTGCTTGACTTCGAATTTTTGCTCGGCATCCAGACCGATCAACTTGCTGCGACGATCCTTGCATGCCAAAATAATCTCGGCCCAACGGGATCCTTGGTGAGGGTTGTTTTTTAGTTTTTCGAGTCTTTCAATCGCTTCACGCTCAAGCCGATCAAGGTCAAGCAGTTCTCGCGTTCGAACAATTGCGGCATTTTCGATTCCGTCCTTTTCGACTTGTGCTAAATATGCCTGGATATCGCCATCGACCACTCGCAGATCCAAGCCCAGGATTTTTGCAATTTCATGCGCCCTATAACGTTTGCGATAGAGATCCATCACCGCATCTTTTCGTTCCAGGGCAATCAGGTTTCTATCGACGATCATCCCGGCTGTGGGCTTAAACTTTTTAGCCAAACTTTTTCTTCTCGCCATTTAAACCCCTTTTTTTTTAAAAAAACGAAAAATAAAAATAAAATATGTAAAAAAGTTATTGACAACCTTACTGAAAGTAAGTTATCAGGTCAATAACAAAATTATTTTTTTTCTTAAAGAATCGGTGGAAACCGAAAATCTGAAAGGAGGCGTGAAGCCAAATGAAACTAAAGCTGGACGAAAACGGTCATGCAGTAGTGCAAGATGGAATGCCTGTTTATGTGGATGATGACGGAAAGGAAATTCCGTTTGATGCCGCCGGAGCAATGAGCAAAATCACGGCTCTGAACAACGAGGCCAAAAATCACAGGTTGGCGAAAGAGGCCGCGGAAAAAGCGCTTAAGGAATTTGAGGGTTTTGATATCAACGAGGCCAAGAAGGCCATGGAAACCGTAAAGGCACTCGACACCGGACAACTCAAGTCCGCCGAAGCTGTGGAAAAACTGAAAAAGGACATTGCCGCCTCGTTTGAAGTCGATAAACAGGCGCTGATTTCCGAAAACGAAAAGCGGCACCGCGAATTCGAAGAAAAGTTGGGCGAAAAGGAAACCACGATTCGTAACCTGATGCTTCGAAGCAAATTTGAAAGTTCGCCTCACTTTGCCGGCGATAAACCCAAGACAACGCTCTTGCCGGAAGTTGCGGCTGAATATTTCGGGCGTTACTTCACCATCGAGGGCGATTATCCGGATATTCGCGTGATTGGGAAAAATCCTCAAAACGGCGAGGTCATTCTTTCCCGCACTCGCTACGGGGAACCGGCCAGTTTCGAAGAGGCCATTTCTTTCATGATTGAGCAACATCCTGGAAAGGATCGTCTGCTTGCGGCGACCAAGGGCGGCCCGGGTGCATTTCGTGGTCAAGGCTCTGACGGCAAAACCATCAATTGGAATGACGATGCGGCTTTTTCCGAGCACCTGGAGCAAATTGCAAAAGGTGAAATTTCAGTCCAGCGGTGACTTCGCGCCTCCGCTGGTTAAACAAAAAATATCTTTAAATAAACCAACGGAGGAATTTCAACAATGACTCAAAGCTTTACAGAAGTTATCCCGAAGATTCTGGCTCAGGGTCTTCTGGCGCTGCGTCAAAATTGCGTGATGCCGCGCCTTGTCAATTCCGATTATTCGAAAGAAGCGGCCATGAAAGGCTCGGCTGTCACTATTCCGATTCCGAGCGCCGTTCCGGTTCAGCAGGTTACTCCCGGTGCGTACAGCAACGTAACCAACGATTCTGCGCCGACTTCCGCCACCCTGACCCTCGACAAGTGGTACGAGGCTCCTTTTTATCTGTCTGACAAGGACGTCATGGAAGTCATGCGGGGCGTGATCCCCATGCAGGCTTCCGAGGCCATCAAATCGCTGGCCAATCAGGTCAATGGCGATATCATGGCACTCTATAAGGACATCCCCTATGTGGCCGGCACACCGAACGTGACCCCGTTTGCCTCCACGACCCAGGCGGCCACCGATGTCCGCAAGGTGCTCAACATCAATCTCGCCCCTCTGTCTGATCGCAGGATGGTAATCGGTCCCGATGCCGAGGCCAATGCGCTTGGTCT